CTTGCTGGAATGGTAGACACAGTTAATGGATTCTTTGAGCATGTTAAGAATGTTCTCAATGCAATTACAATTACTATTCCTCCAGTAAAATTAAGTTTTGCTGCAAGTGGTACTGGACAAGATTCAAAGGGCAATAGTGTAAGTTGGAGTGTGTCTGGTTCTGGATCTACTAAAGAAGCATCAACTAAAATTAGTCCACTAGTAACATCTGTTGTTTCTGCACAGAAAAAGGCGTTTGGTGGAATGATTAGTTATAAGGGATCTAGAGAACGTGCCCCAGGAATGATGTTTGGTGGTAAGATGAAAAAGTATGCCATGGGTAGCTTTGTTCCAGGAATTGGATCAACTGATAAAGTTCCAGCATTATTAACTCCAGGAGAGTTTGTAGTAAGAAAGCCAGTAGCACAAGAAATAGCACCACTTCTTAATGCAGTAAATAGTAATGTATTTCCAAAGATGAATCTTGGTGGAGTTGTTCCAAGAGCAGCAAGCAGCTCAGATCCTTCAGTACAGTATAATTATAATGTTGAAGTAAATGTAGCAGGAACAAATGCCTCACCAGACGATATTGCAAATGCAGTAATATCAAAGATTAATACGGTAAATGATAGGCAAATTAGGAGCATTAAGATAAATGGCAACAGCTAATTATATTGCTGGTAGATGGAATCTCAGTCCATTAAAGGGCAGACCACAGGCTGTAGTATGGTCAAATAATTTTGGACAAAATTCCACATATTCTCCTACATCTTCTGCAAATTATTTATCATCTTCTGCTATATATACCGTGCCAACTGGTACGGAATTCAATGACTTTCTTATTCTTTCTGATGATAATAGATCAGAGTTAAAATTTTCTAAACAACGAATTGAAACACAACAAAGAATGATTAATGGTACTTTAAGAAATTATTTTGTTGCAGAAAAACTATCAATATCTTTTTCATGGGAAAATCTACCATCAAGATCTTTTAATAAAGACCCAAATTTTTCACCAACAACAGGGTTGGCAACTGCGGGAGAATTAGACAGGTTTACAAGTGATGGTGGTGCAGGAGGTGTAGAGATACTACATTGGTATGAAACTCATCCTGGACCATTTTGGATGTTGCTAGCCTATGATAGATATGATCAATTTGAAAATGTTCCATTACCAACAACAAAGTATCAATTCTTATCACAATATAATCAAATAGTTCAGGTTCAATTTAAAGACTTTAGTTATGATGTGGTAAAGCGTAGAAGTGTGCCTGGAAAACCAGCTTCTGGATTCGACTTCTGGAATATTAATTTATCACTTGAGGAAGTATAATGTGGACTGATCCTATTGTTGGTCATACAAAGCTAGAAGATTATGTAAAAACTTCACACACTTTGAACATTCAATCATTAGTTGTTGCTGAATGGAATATGAATGATTTTGAAGAAATTCTTGCATATGGAACATACAAGTGGAGACAGCTAGATTCTGCAAGTAGTAACTACTATAATCTTCCATTACAATTTACACTTAATGATGAAGGCAATTATTGGACAGATGGTGATCAGTCATTTTATACTTTTGCAGATTTTGTTCAAGATGATGATGAGCCAGTGTTATTTCAAACACAGGATGTAAATAGAGATTTATACTTTAGCCTCAAGGACTGCTTTAATTTATTTAGACCAAGATCTGGTATTAACAAGCTTCTTTATTTTGAAGGTAAGTATTTTGATGATATAAAAACTGCTAGGCGTCCTAGATATTACATAGCTTCTCGCTATGATAATTTTAAATATTGGAACTCATTTAGAAGAAAGGTAGAAAATGGGACAACAAAAGAGGTAGGTATATCTCAACTATCTACAACTAATACAAATGTTGGATATGTGATAGAAGATACCGCACCATTTGTTGTTTATAATAATCCAATTCCTGCTAATCGCATTGTTGTTAAAATGCAAACAAACCTGGCTGACTCAACATCAACAAGAAATATTAGGAATAAAGATGGGGAAACAATACAAGATCCACTACAAAATAGATCAAATTCATCTATACCACAAAGATGGAGAATAGAATATTTAGATCCAAAATCTAATACATGGATTAAAGCAATAGACTTTAATGAAAATTCTGTTCGTAGAGATGGATCACCAATTGTTAAGTGGGATGGGTATGTTGAATTATATTATGGAGTCATTGTTCCAGAAAAATATAGACCTTGGTTTCATCTTGTAGATTTTCTTGATAATGATAGCTATTTACCAGTCATGGGTATTCAAGATGGGGAGTCATATATTGTTGGAATGAACACCAACTCTCCAGGAACTTTATATGTATGGGATGCAGAGATTTCTGAATGGTACTCAGAAGTTGCAACATATGGCTTCTCACTACTTGAAGATGATGATACTAAAAAAATAGGTATTTTAAGAAGTTTAACAAATCCAAAATATTACACTCCAAATGGTGACGCATCAGTTTTTAGTGATCTTGTTTTCATTAAAGGTTTGAGAGTAGCAGTAGAAACAATGATTACTCCAAATACTACATTCGACTTAATTGAACTTTCTCCAAGATTAAAAGCAGATATTTCAGACTACACTGTATCGTTTGACTTTATCAAAACAATGGGAGATACAAATACTGAATTACCAGTGGGAACATTACTTGCATCTAATGGAAACATTACAATATTTAATCATGATGGTGCATTTACTGAAGGCAATCAGATTGTTTATGAAAATGGCAATATTGCAAATATAGATGGTAGCTTAGTATCAAATTATTTAAAACCAAATATTAAAATAGATTTTTATGAAGCAATTCTAAATGTTGATGGTTATGACAAATACATTCCTATTAAGTCAATGTATGTAGATGTAATGCCAATTTTTCCAGGTGGTCAAGAGCCAGTAGGCATAACACTACGAGATCAATTTTTTAAAATGGAAACAACCAAGGCACCATCAATATTTTTAACAGATACTTCGTTAACAACTGCTGTTTGTATCTTATTAGATAATATTGGATTCTCTAATTATGTATTCCTTGGTTTTGATGAAAATTATATAGAAGAAAATTTAAGCGTTACAGATCCTGTAATTCCTTATTTTTATATTGAGCCAGATATTTCAGTTGCAGAAGCTTTAATAAGGTTAGCAACATCTACACAAACAGCAATGTTTTTTGATGAGTACAACAATTTTGTTGTTATGCCTAAAGAATGGCTATTACCAAAAACTGGTGAAAGAGCAACAAATGTTACTTTGTATGGACAAGAAGATGGAGTTAATCTTCCAAATATTGTAACCATTAATCCAAGTCAAACTAAAGTTTTAAATGATGGGACAATAACATATTCAATTAAATATATTCAAAGAGAAGTTAAGTATATATCACAAAAAATGTATCTTGATGAAGATAAAACATATGTATATAAGCCAGTCATGCTATGGGAAGTTGGACAAGATAAAGAGACTAAAACATTTAATGAATCACAAAAGGGTGGCACTGGGTACGCTCTTGGTGCTGCTGCACTAAATTCAAATCTTACTGCCTCCGTTCCATATGTAGGTTATGATGCAGCAACAAATCAAAGAATTATTTTTAATAATATTATTGACTTAGGAGAAAGTGTTTACTGGCTACCTAGATTTCAAGGATACCTATATGCTAATGGGGAAATCATAAGATATGATGCAGTTGAATATGATATTAGTGGAACTGGAAAGATTTGGATATCTAGTAATCAAGAATATCAAAGATACTTTATTAATCTTCCATTTAATGGAAAAATATATCCAACGGGAAATGTAAGAATTTATGTAGAACCATTTTACGAAGAACAAACTGGAACATATGTAGGATCTACTCCACCAGTTGTTTATAAACTTGGAAATGTTAAAAAACATGGTAGGGGACAATTTAATACAGAAATAACAGAGCATATAGCTGGACTTCCACCATATTGGTCTGATGATGCTAACGTACGATCATGTTTAATGAAATCAGAATATATATTTACAACAACTCCAACAGAAAAAATAACTTATTCAGATGGATTCTTACCATTTCCAAATTCAGCATCGGTGGGAGTTACAAGTGGTTTATCAACTCTTTCTACAAGAAAGGGTACAATTAGAAACTTTTTAAGAAATTATAAGTATGACGATAGCAAACCAGAGGAATGGAAAAAACTTACATCAACTGGAACTCTACAATCATCTGCATTAGTATTTGTTGGACCATCAGATCAACAGTTTAATTCTGTTACAGAAGTTAGACCATATGAATATGAAACAGTTCCAGTAACCACTTGGGTTCCAGGTGGACCATGTTGGGTAACAACTGGATATGATGAGAATGGAAATCCTCAACAAGCTTTGTATGCAAACTGTGCTACACCAGTTACTTCAAATGTTACAAGAAAAAAGGCCACCCCATCTGGATATCAAGATAATGGTACTTATTGGTATAAAACTGGTGTAAATAATAAAAGAGATGTAATCTCATATGTCTATAAAAAATTTGATGGAGCATATAAGCACTTTGGTACAAGAATGCGTATTATTGGAAAACTTAAATCTAATAATAACGAACAAGCACCTAATAATGCAACAACATACTTCAATGTTCAAGTAGATAACTCATCTGAAACAGTAAATATTAGCGGTGGATCTGGAGGAATAGGAGTAGGAATTAATCCAAATACTAATACAGGATACTACTTTGAAATATGTAGTTTAACTTCAGACAATATTGAAAAATATAAAAAAGTAAACAAAGATACTAAAGAAGTTACTTCAGTAATACATAATATTATTTTTTATAAAATTGTTCCAGCAGCTAATGGATCTACAGCTATTCCTAAAAAACTTTGGGGAGGACTTGCAAAAATTATTGTTGATGATGGTAAATTTGTTGGTCAAGATAGAATTGGAATACAAGAAAGTCCAACAGTATACGACATTGCAGTTGAATACCAGGATATAGGAAATGTAAGAAGATTTTATCTATACATTAATAATTCATTAGCAGCATTTGTAGATGATGCAGATCCACTACCAATTTATACAAATGCCTGCCTATTTGTTCGTGGCTCGTCAGAAATTATGTTTGAGAATCTTTATGCATTACAAAATGTTTTGTCGTCAAATGCTAATGCGACAGTAGTAACAGAAGTACGATCAGATAATCAAGTTCAATCAAATCTTCCATCACCATTTGGACCACAAGAAATTAGATCGTCAGATGTTATGAGAAAGTATTCTTTGCCTGGATTTATTAAATCAACCTATTTAACTGACGTTGCTGCTCAAACATCGTCAAGATACAAGATGTATTATGAAGAATTTGGAACAATTATGCGTGAGTGTGCTTATTTTAATATAAGATATGACCAAGCATACCCAGCAATGTTTGCAACTATTGCAGCCACGTTTAATCAAGAACGCGGGTACACAGTCTCTGGATTTGCACCAAATGCTTACGGTGCAGAATTCTTAATATTTAATGCTACAGATAGAGCAATAGCTTTAGATGAAAAAACTGGAAATTATTTAAGAATATTAGGAGTTACCTTTACACAAAATATTACAGAAGAGCTAACTGTTGATGATTTTTATAAGGAAGTTTCTAGTTTCTCAGATCCATTAATTATAAATAGTGAAATACGTTCACCAATAGCTGCTGATAAAATTTACGAAACAGTAAAAAGAAGTAGAGCTAAGTATGGAAAAATGTCTTTTGAGTTGCAAGCACCATTTGTACAATCTAAAGATTCTGCATTTAAGTTAATGGAATGGTTATCAGAAAAGATATTAAGGCCAAGAAAAGTTCTTACATTAACCACATTTGGATTACCACACATTCAACTGGGAGATATTGTTAACTTAAATTACTATCTTCCAGAAGAAACATATTTTGTAGATAGGTCTACACAATTTGTTGTATCTGAAATAAATTATTCTAGGAATGAAAACGGAGTTTCATCAACAATGAAGGTGATTGAGGTATAATGGCTGATCCAGTTAAACTTCCAACAAGGGATGTAATAGCATTTGAAAAGGTTGATACATCTTTAGAAAACATTACTGCATTACTATTTGAAGAAATTGGTGGACTTGAATTATTAGATATTGCAAGAAGAGACACCATTGAAGGTCAGAATGCATATTATTCTATAATCTCTAATCTATCAGCAATAAAGAATAGATTTAATCCAACATCAATTATTATTGGTCAAAGACCAAACCAGTCGCTCTTTGATATTTTCACAATAGATTTAAATAACAGAATTCCAGGTGACGATTATTTGCAAAGCAATAACTTAGATAATTTTTATTACATTGATACAAATGGTGACCTTGTTATAGAACTAGAAAATATGAACTCAGATGAGATAATTGAGCTAGAAATAGCTACTGATGGTACAATTATTACAGGATTGAGTGAAAATGATTACTAATTCTGGTAAACAAATCATTGGAAAATTTTTATTGGGTCAAGCCCCTGAATTTGCTACTCATATTGCCGCTGGATGTGGAGCTAATTCACTTACTCCAACAGAAGAGTTGACTACACAAGAGATTATTGATAGTCAAAATAAGAAAACATTAGAATTTGAGTCATTTAGAGTTCCAATTCTTGCCAAAGGATTCGTTAAAGAAAATGGTATAGAAAAAATAGTTTTCAAAGCAGAGATGCCAACTGATCAAAGATATAAGATTACTGAGGTTGGATTCTTTCCAGCAGCTAACAACTCTCTTGCAGGATCGTTTGATAGTAAAAATCTATCTACATTTATTCCGACTGAGGTTTGGGTATTAAAGTCTACATCTGCATCAGCAGTTCCCACTATTCCATTCATTAACAGTGATGATGTTTTATCTAGTAATGATAAGGATATTACTATTAATGATATTGCAGCATTCATTGACTGCAATGCAGCAATCTTTGATGATGTGGTAAGAAAAAATAGAAATGAAACTCCAAGATTTTATAATAGAAGTTTAATGGTAACTGGAGATTCATCGTTTATTGACTCAACTTATACTATTTCAACACAAAACTCGTATGTTGAAAATGCTAATCTTGCTTTTAACTTTGGTCAGAATCTTCCAGATGATGAAATTAGACTAGCTGTTGCACTAATTAATGTTAATCGTGATGATAACTCTACTCCAAGTGCAGTAAGAGTTGTTCTAGAATTTGTTAATAATCAACCATCAACAAATGAAGCTAATGCTCCTAAAGCACGAGGAGTTATGACATTTGATCCATCAGTCAGTGGAAGGTACTATGTATTTAAAAAAGCAATATCTGCATTCCAAGAAGATGACGGATTCTCGTGGGCAAATGTTAATTTAACTAGAATTTATGTTTCAGCGGTTATTACAAGAACTAATACTGTTACTAATATTGGATTAAATTCAGCGTCAGTTGGAACAGTAGTTGTTTCTGGTGAGCATGGACTTTCTACTGGAATGAGATTTAATATTAGTAATATAGATTCTCCATTTCAATACTTTCAAGGTTCAAACTTTGTTGTAACCAGTGCAACATCAGATACAATTACATTTAATCACAACGTTAGTGCTAGTGTTCCATTTACTGCAAGTGTACCCTCTGGCACTATTACATATTTAGGTGGTAGTCCTAATCACAACATCATTCTTGATGGAATGAGATTTGAAAATATATCTACTGAAAATCCTCTGTATTCACTAGTTGGCTACGATATTTTGAAAGAGGAAAATGGTTGGCCAGTGGTCAAGGCAGAAAACTCTACCAACTTTATTGAATATAGGTTTGGTATAGGTGTAGACATTGGCTAAGTTTAGAATACCATTACCTAGCCTACCACCACCAAATGAAGATGGAAATCATTTATTTAGATTTAGAATAGCATCTGAAGATAAAACTAGAGTTTCCGCTTATTCAAATTTATATATTGTAAAAGCAAGTGGTCAGGTATATCCAGATATAAGTCAAGTAATAGGTCAAAACTATAAGGTAACAAAAACTGCTGGTGGGGCACTAACAATAGCATGGGAAATGCCAACAACATATAATTCTGGTGCATCAGCACAGCTTGACTATATTAGATCACAACCAATTCAAGATCTTATTGTAACTAGTAGTGTGGCAAACCTAGATGTTTCTGGAATTGTTCCTAACATATACAAGTATGAACAAATAGTTGGAAATATATACAAGTATAGATTTTTTAATCCAGTAAGCAGAATAGATGCCAACAAGGTTATTGGCAAATTACTGCTCCTTCCTGGGGTAATTTCAGCACAAATTAGCGAACCATCTGCTACAACATCACAAAAGCTTCATGATGAACAAACTAAGTGGGGTATTCTTGATGTAGATATATTTGTGAAATATTTTATATCTGCGTCTGCTGCTGCAAGTGCTCCATATGTATATTATGGTAGAACTAAAGAAAGTCAGATCTCTTTGCTTTTGGGTAGTACTGGATCAGCAAGAATGGTAGCCCAGGTAGCAAGTTATCCGCCAAAAGTTAATGATAAATTTAGATTATTTGATACTGGAAATGTTAACCTAGCTTAGCGATATTTCTGGTACAATATGCAAAGGAGTACATATGGCTACAGGAATCACAATACCAACTACTGGACAACCAATTGATGTAAAAATGATGAGTGAAATGGCTACTGCCATTAATAATCTTGCATCAACTGTTAATGCAAATCCAGCAGCAATAAGTAAAATTGATAATGGGACAGTAGATGGTCCTAAAGAAAGTAGAACAAGTAGTGTAAAATTTCATGCTTTTGTGCTACCAATTGCCGCTGGTAACAGAAAGGCTGGAGATACTATAGCATGGAATGCAAATTTAGATTTTACTTACACTCCAGTAGTTGTTGTAACAGCAGTGAGTAATACTGGAATTCTTCCTGAAAATGACGTTAATATTGTCATAAGGAACATTACACCCACAAGTGTTAGCGGAAATATTTTATTTAACAGAGATGGTAACGTTAACATAAGCCTCAATGTTATGGCAATGGGTATCAAACAGTAAGTTAATACTATGTTATCTTGTCAAAAATGCAAAGGAAGAGTCTTTGTTGATAGAGTAGAAGCATCTATCGACCACCTTGAAACTTATTGTATTATATGTGGATCAAGAAAAATATACCGTCCACCATCTAGGTTCGGAGGATCTGTACAATGGCTGCACGAAAAGGAAAGAACTCTACTCAAGACGTACAACGGACTGTAAAACCTAGTGCAAAAATATTCTTTATCAATAATGATCTTGTAAGAGTCCTATCAGCAAATAGAGGGCAAAATATTATCTATGTATTTAATTTAACAAAAAATAAAGAGCAGTCGATGCTATTATCAGATTTTAAAAAACATAGAAAACGAGCTTATACAGTCATTGATAGCTGTAGATTGCTTAATAAAAGTCCAAGTCAAATAAGGTTACATATTCGTAATGGTTTTATCAACCCTCCTAAAGGTATTCTTGCTGATGGTGAAAGATCTTATACAAGAAAATCCTATTATTCTGAAGATGATATTTTTGCAATTAGAAATGCTTTATCTACAATACATACTGGTAGACCTAGAAAAGATGGGAAGATATCGAATAGCATGTTGACCGAACAAGAGCTGCGTGCTAGAATGGGTGACGCACTAGTTCTGTACACAAGGACTAAAGATGGAGATTTTATTCCTGTGTGGGCAGAAGAAACTTACTAAGGAGAGCAATGTCAGAGAGAGCATCGGTAACAGTTAACCTTGGATACACCCTAAATATTGGTAACTTCCAGAGCCTACGAGTAGATCTTGGTTGCACTGACTATACTCGTAATGACGAGTCTGTGGATGATGCCATGGAGCGGGTATATAAGTTTGTAGAGGACAAGGTTATTGAGAAGATTGAGGCAGCAAAGAAGGAAATGAATGAGTGATCTCATTCAACAAGGACACACACTACTCAATTATTATATTTCAAGTTTTCAGGCACACTACAATGTTAGGCCACTAATTAATAAAAATACTGCTAAGTGGTCAGCACGAGATATTGTAGACTCGTTTGGACTTGATGAATGCAAGAAGGCAGTTGACTGGTACTTTGCTGTCAAGGACAATGGGCATGATTGGAATTGGTATTCCAATAATGTAGAGAGGCTTATCGTTGCTAGGAGGGCTAAGGAGCAAGATGATGAGCAGAGAAGGATTACGAGAATGAGGGCAAAGCAATGGCTAACATAGAAGATAAAGTTATTAGTGCTGTACTTAATGATAAGCAAGTTCATGTGCTTATGCAGGCTAATGTAGATAATTTATTCAAGACACATAGTGATATTTGGACATTCATTAAGGACTATGTTTCACAAAACGGTGCAGTTCCACCTAATCATATTATTGTTGATAAGTTTAGAGACTTTAGCCCACTAACAGATGTTGGTAGTACAAAGCACCACCTTGATGAATTGCGAGAGCACTACCTGAACGAAACTCTACGAAACATACTTAAGTCTAGTGCATTAGACTTACAAAACGGTAAACCAGTAGAAGCTTTAAATACACTTATTAGTCAGACCTCTGATCTTAAGAAGAGTACTGCTGATATCCGTGACCTTGATGTAATTGATATTGACGATGCCATTGCCTACTTTAATCATGTTCGTCAACTAAATGAGCGTGGAGATTTTGGAATCAGGACTGGTCTAAAGGGATTTGATGACTACCTGCCTTCTGGAATTGTTCCTGGTAACTTTGGCATTCTTCTTGCCTATCCTGCAATTGGTAAGAGTTGGTTGGCACTTTATCTTGCTGTGCAGGCGTGGAAGAATAACAGGAAGCCACTGTTTGTTTCTCTTGAGATGAGTGAGAGTGAGGTTCGTAATCGTGCCTATACAATTATGGGTGAAGGAAGATTCTCACATAGAAAGCTCAGTTCTGGAGAGGTAGATATTGAAGAGTTTGAAAGATGGGGTAAGCAAAACCTTGCAGATAAACCATCATTTCAAATCATATCTAATGATGGAATTGGTGATGTAACACCAGCAGTATTGCGGGGTAAGATCGACCAGTATAAGCCAGATATTGTATTTGTTGATTATATTCAGCTTATGCAATCTAATAATCGTACTGATAATGAAGTAGTAAAGATTAAGAACATCAGTCGTGAACTAAAGATTCTTGCTATCAGTGAGCAGGTTCCAATTATTGCTATTGCCTCAGCAACACCAGATGATGCTAGCGATATGCATAGTGTTCCTACTCTAGGTCAAGTTGCATGGTCAAAGCAGCTCTCGTACGACGCTGACTGGGTTCTAGCACTTGGTAGGCCAGCAAACAGCGACGTTATTGAAGCTGCTATGCGTAAGAATAGAAACGGAGCACTTGGAGAGTTTCTTGTTCTTACAGACTTTGATCATGGTAGATTTAAGACCAAGGATTTTGATGATGACTTTTAAAAGCTAGTATAATTATATTGTGTCATTCTCACATAAAACTATAAAAAGATTTTACTTAGATGGTGAGATTTATGACGAGTCTTTTATACCTAGATTAAAAGATCAATATATTGCAATGATAAAGTCATCAATGCAATCTAAAGGATATGTCGTCAGGTACGATATTGACCCTGACTTCACGATATCTTATAATGGTAAAACATTTGATTTTAAGTTGTCTGTCTATGGAGTATACGTTGGAAGGAAAAAGGCTGAGTGGATTTCGGGAATAGACAAAAATACGATAATAAGCAATACTACTCATCAGAACAAGTTAAGCGGGTATTGCAGTCCTGCGGCATAAATGTAGAGTTAGAGATTGACTCTGACTACATTATTTACTGTCCATATCATTCAAATTTTAGAACACCTGCTGCTGAAGTATCAAAAACATCTGGACACTTCTTTTGCTTTGGTTGTCAACAATCAGCAAATCTCATAGAACTTGTCAAGCACTGTTCTAATAGAACGTATTTTGAGGCATGTAGGCTGATCGACTCTAAAAAAGTAGATGTAGATATTTATTCAGAAATTGGTAGCACTCTCAGTAGGCCAGCAGAGTTTGTAGAGTTTGACTCCGATATGATAAACAATCTACACAATAACCTCAGGGAAAGTAAAGAGGCAAGAGAGTATCTTATTAATAGAGGTATCACTACTGACAGTATGAAGAAGTATACAATTGGATACTCTCTAAAAAGATTAATGGTTACTGTGCCTATCTACTCACCAGATGGAATGTGTGTTGGGTTTGTTGGTAGATCTATTCAAGGTAAAGAGTTCAGTAATTCACCCAAGCTGCCAAGAAGCAAAACGTTGTTTAACATACAAAGAGTAAAGTTTTCTAGTCAAGTATTTGTTGTTGAATCAACATTTGATGCAATAAGAATAGAGCAGGCTGGTAGACCAGCAGTTGCAACACTTGGATCTAATGTGTCTGGCAGTCAAATAGCATTGCTTAAAAAGTACTTTACTAGTATAATACTGTTGCCAGATAACGATGAGGCTGGTAAATCTCAGACAAGAAAGCTAACTGAGGCCATGCCAAACATCGTAACTGTTGGCACAGTACCACAAGAATATAAAGATATATCAGATATGAATGACAATGAACTACAAAATTTCATATATCAATTTGACAATATGGTTGAATATCTAATTAATATATAAGGAGAATATATGTCTATTTATAAGGGACTAAAAAGTATAGAAGAGAATATGGAAAAGGCTGGTCGTCCACAATCAAGTGGCCCTAAGGTACGTTGGCTTAAGCTTGATGACGGTCAGAGTGTGAAGATTCGTTTTGCTAATGAGCTTGACGAAGATTCAAAGCACTATGATACTAATCGTGGTGCAGCAATTGTTGTACGAGAGCATCAGAATCCCAAGGATTATAAGCGTAAGGCTGTCTGCACTATGGAGACAGAGGGACGAGACTGGGCAGAAGAGATGCACCGTAAAGATCCAAAGGCTGGATGGGGTGGTCGTTTGAGGTTCTACATTAACGTTCTAGTTGATGATGGAATTGAGGAACCATACATGGCGGTTTGGAGCACAGGTGTAAGTAAGTCTACTACCTTCAATACTATTCGTGAGTATGCAGTTGAGTCTGATGGTATTAGCAACATGCAATGGAAGCTAAAGCGTAATGGCAAGGGCATGGAAACAAACTATGTTTTGATTCCTGGACCCGCTGATACTGAACCATTTAATTGGTCAGCATATGAAGCATTTCCACTAGAGAATGCTGTTCGACACGTTCCATATTCTGAGCAGGAAGCTTTTTATATGGGATATGATAATCCATCAACCACAACAAATATTGAATGGTAATAAGCGTGATGGGGGGCAAATCTCACGATGCTCCCCATCACACCTAACATAAGGAGAATTTTGAATTACGCACCATTACACGTTCATACTGACATTGGCTCACTAATGGATGGTGTAGCCACACCAGAAGAGTATGCTGCTCGTGCTGCAAAGCTTGGTATGCCAGCTATTGCATGTACAGATCATGGATCATTATCAGCACATCGTAGATTTTATAGGGCGTGTAAGGATAACGGAGTAAAGCCTATTCTAGGAATGGAAGGGTATATCACCTTTGATAGATTCGATAGGCGTGATAAAGCAGAGCGTACTACTCCATTAGATCTTGTTTACAATCATATTATTATTCTGGCACAGAATGCTCAGGGTTTAGAGAATCTTAATCAACTAAATCAGATTGCATGGACAGAAGGTTTTTATAGGAAACCTCGTATCGACTTTGACGTTCTAGATAAGTATGGCGATGGTCTAATTATTTCATCAGCATGTATGTCTGGTTTGCTGAACAAGGCAATTGAATTAGAAGAGTTTGCTGCTGCTAAACAAAACCTTAAGTGGTTTATTGATAGGTTTGGTAGAGACAATTTTTATGTAGAGGTCATGCCACATAACATTGATGGTATGAATGAAAAACTTTTTGCATTAGCAAATGAGTTTGGAGTTAAGACTATTGTCACTCCAGACTGTCATCACTGTACCAAGGATCAAAAAGTAGTTCAGGAAATGATGTTGATTCTTAATACTCATACCAAGGTACAGAAGGACTCTACATATGAGAAGTCAACAGAGTTTAAGAATATGATGGAGCGGCTTGACTATCTATATGGTAAGGATAGGGCAATGTCGTTTAGAAGCTTTGATATTCACTTGCTTGACTATGATGAAATGCGTGAGTCAATGTCAAAAAGTATTGATAATGACTCATTCTATACCAATACACTAGCAATTGCTGATATGGTAGAAGATTATGAGATTAAAAGAAATCTTAATCTATTGCCAATCAAGGTAGATAATCCAGATAATACTTTAAGAAAGTATGCAGAATCTTGGCTACAGGCCAATAATTTGCATACTAATCAAGAGTATGTAGATAGAATGAACGAAGAGCTTGAGATTATCAAGGACAAAAACTTTGCTCCATACTTCCTAGTTGTTCACAATATGATTGACTGGGCCAAGTCTCAGGGCATTCTGGTTGGGCCAGGGCGTGGTTCTGCTGCTGGATCACTAGTATGTTACGCACTTGGTATTACAGAAATTGATCCAATCAAGTACGGTCTTTTGTTCTTTAGGTTTATCAATCCAGATCGTAATGACTTCCCCGATATTGACACAGATATTCAAGATAGTAGGAGAGAAGAAGTCAAGCACTATCTAGAAAAAGAGTATGGCAACGTTGCATCTATCGCTACATTTCTACAGTTTAAAGATAAGGGCGTAGTTCGTGACGTTGCTCGTGTTTTACATGTTCCACTTTCAGATGTAAACAGAGTCATGAAGTCTACAGAAACTTGGCAAGACTTTACAACAAGCCATTCAACAAAATGGTTTAGGGAAAAGTATCCAGAAGTTATGCAGTATGCTGAAAAGATTCGTGGTCGTATTCGTGGCACAGGTATTCATGCTGCTGGTGTTGTTACATCTAATGAGCCAATTGCTAAGTATGCTCCTATGGAAACTAGACTTCCTACAGGATCTAAAGAAAGAATTCCAGTTGTTGCAGTTGACATGGAAGAGGCAGCAGATATTGGACTGATTAAGATTGACGTTCTAGGTCTTAAAACACTAACTGTTATTCAAGACATTCTAAAGCTTATCAAAGAGCGTCATCATAAGACAATTGATCTACATTCAATTCTATTAGATGATAAAAATGTATTTAAGATGTTGTCAGATGGGTATACTAAGGGTGTATTTCAATGTGAAGCAAATCCATATACTAACCTGCTTATTAAAATGGGTGTAAGAAACTTCGATGAGCTTGTTGCTTCTAATGCACTCGTCCGTCCTGGTGCTATGAATACTATTGGTCGTGATTACATTGCAAGAAAGAATGGTAAGGCTACAATTGAGTATATTCATCCAGTAATGAAAGATGCACTAGAAGATACTTATGGGTGCGTGCTGTATCAAGAGCAGGTAATGATTGCCTGCAACCGCCTTGGTGGAATGAGTATGGCTGATGCAGATAAGGTTCGCAAGATTATTGGTAAGAAAAAAGACGCTAAAGAGTTTGATCAGTTTAAGAACGAGTTTATCAAGGGTGCATCAAAATATATTAGTCCTGCTCAGGCTGATCATTTGTGGACAGACTTTGAGGCACATGCTGGATATTCATTCAATAAGTCACATGCTGTTGCCTACTCCACTCTTTCTTATTGGACGGCATGGCTTAAGTATCATTATCCACTAGAGTTTATCTTTGCTATTCTAAACAATGAGAATGACAAAGATGCTAGAACAGGATACCTAATTGAGGCAAAGCGTATGGGTATTCCAGTCAAGCTTCCACATATCAATGAATCAGACATTGACTTCAAGATAGAAGGCAAGAGCATCAGGCTTGGCCTAGCATCAGTCAAGTGGATATCTGATGGTATAGCATCAAAGATTATTGAAAGACGACCATTCAAATCTTATAAAGAAGTAAAAGACTTTGGATTTGAAAAGGGCAGCGGAGTAAATACTCGTGCAGTTGAGGCGTTAAATGCAATAGGTGGACTCACCTTTGATGATAACCCAAAGGATGAGGAAAAAGTACGAAGCAATCTTTATGAGTATTTAAATCTACCTGAGTTCAATGTTCAGATACCAAATCATTACCTAGCATTTGTTGAGGATCTTGAGGACTTTGATGAGATGAAGTCTCATATCTTTATTGCAGTAGCAAAGAAGATCAAGAGAGCAATTGGATGGTCAAGAATAGATTTCATGGATAAGACAAAGATGGTTGGATTCTTTGATGAGCAGGAGACACAGATTGAAACTGGAAAGACATATCTTCTCCTTACAGCATCTAATCGGGTAGCTAGAGCAATACCTATTGATAAGTTAGATGAATATAAAGATGATCCACTTATCAAGTTCCTTAATTACAAAGAGTTACCATACGAACCTGATGAATATTATGTATTAACTCTAAGAAAGAATATTACAAAGACTGGTAAAAAATTAGCATATGTTACAGCAGCAGACTATAATAGAACATTGCATCCTGTTGTAGCATTTAGTGCAAAATTTGCTGATGCGTATATGATGTGTGAACCAGGAAAGGCAGTGAAAATGAAAATTATGATAATGAAGGATGGGACAACAATGTTAGAAGAGGTAAGCAATGCTAAATGATATTGACGATACATCGTTTACACTAAATGCTCATGCTCGTGAAAAGGGTTTTTGGGATGCTGATACAGAAGATAATAGAATTATTTTCTATCTAAAGCAATTGGCAATGGTACATAGTGAGGTATCAGAAGTTCTAGAAGCTATTCGTAAAGAAAAGGGACAAGATGTTGTAGTAGAAGAACTAGCAGATATTATTATTCGTGTTCTAGATCTTTATGGTGGTATGGCTACAGATCACTATGTTCAGGCATCGTTAGCTAAAACACTTAATAATAAGATTAATAAAAATCGTGAGCGTCCAAGAATGCATGGTGTACTAGCATGATCTTAGAGGATGTTCTATCACAGATAGATCCAAAGCTCAGAAAGAGCATTAGTGCTGCTAGCAAGGTAGAAGTAGAAAAGCAAAGAACACCTAGCGTAAGTCTAAACAATGGACTTGAGGGTGGCCTTGCTTATGGTAGGCAGATATTGATTTGGGGTAACAAGTCAGCAGGTAAGTCATCTTTTTGTCAGCAACTTATTGGTATGGCACAGAAAGATGGTAAGGTAGCGGCATGGATAGATGCAGAGCAGTCATTTGATCCAACCTGGGCTACTGCACTTGGTGTAGATGTAGATAATCTTATTTACTCTGGTGCTAGAACTGTTAATGAAATGGTTGATGTTGGCACTCAACTTATGAGTGCTGGTGTAGATATCATTGTTGTAGATAGCATCTCTGCACTACTTCCCGCTATTTATTTTGAAAAGGATTCAACAGAGTTAAAGCAGCTTGAGAATACTAAGCAGATTGGTGCAGAAGCTAGAGATATGACTAATGCTGTCAAGATGCTTAACTATGCAAATAATCAAAAGAAGCAAACATTGCTTATCTTTATTTCTCAACAAAGAAATCAAATCAGTGCAACCTATGTTAGTCATGGACCTACTGGTGGTCACGCTGTTAAATTCTTTTCTAGTACAGTAATTAAATTGTGGTCATCTGAGTCTGATAATCAATCTATTAAAGAGAAGATTGCTATTGGAGATAAGCTAATTGAGAAACGAGTAGGTAGAAGTGTGTCATGGAATATAGATTTCAATAAGACTGGTCCAAACTTTGGTTCTGGACAGTATGACTTCTATTTTGCAGGAGACAGAATTGGTATTGACAATGTTGCAGAAGTTGTTGATATTGCAGAAATGCATGGCAAGATAGAAAGAAATGGTGCATGGTACACAGTACTTGGAGAACGATTCCAGGGTAGGGCAAAGGTCATTGAGTGGCTAAGAAATAATCCAGAGAGAGTAGAAGAACTTGTCGTCGTCTAGATATGAAGTAATGAATGGACAATTTACTTGTCAGCAGTGCAGCAAAAACAGCACAAGTGCAAGATTTTATAAGTCATTACTAGAGCTAACATGGAAGTGTAAATTCTGTGAACATGTTTCTACAGTAAGCATCTTCAAGGAAAAGGGTTATTAATGAGTGAACGCTCAGAACTTAAAAGAATTGGAGCCAAGGCTCATAAAAATTCTGGTAGAGGTATGACAAAAGCTGACGGAAGCTTAGATAAATATGTAGTTGATGTAAAAGAATATTCAAAAAGCTTCTCTGTCAATCAAGATGTATGGGCAAAGATAGTCACAGATACCTTGAGAGTAGATCCAGAAAAGTCTCCTGTCATTATGTTAGTTCTTGGAGAAACTAAGAAAGTTAGGCTTGCTATAATTGAGTGGAATGAATTTGAATTGCTACGAGAGATAAGAGAGAAAAATGAGTGATAAGAGTACGCTAGAGGCTGTTGACGGTTTATATAAGATTGCAGATTACATGAAAGATGAAGAGCTAACTAAGGCACTAGAGTTTATCGCCAAGCTAATTCTTAAGCCAGATATACCATTTAATATTGCATCTGTAGAGATTGTAAGAATGCAATCAATTGCAGCAAAGTTAGCACTAGAAGCATCATGGATGACTAACGTTGATAAAAGTGATCGTTCAAAGAAGAATCTTTACTACACTGCTGCTGCTGAAATAGATAAGGTTGTTGCTTCACTAAAATATTTGGTGAGGTCATAATGGCTGCTAAAGTAATGAAAAAGATTCTCAATAAGAGTGCGGATATCGTTGAAGATATTAATAGCTTCCTTGAGGAAGAGATTGAACACTATAGTAATGATGAGTTTT